GCGCTGCGCGACCTCGCGCGCCGCGTTGCTCGCCTCGCGCTCGAAACCGGCTTGCGACCAGTCGCCCGAGACCATCGCGCGGATTGCCTTCACGATCGAGAAGCGCCGCGCCTCGGTGTCGGTCATGCCGATGGACGGGTCCAGCCGCTTGCCGGTCTTGCCGATGTGCTCGAGCAGGCGTTTGGTGAACACCTCGACCGGCTCGCCGTTCACGAGGGCTTGGCGCGCCATTTCGGGCACGCCGGCCCAGTCTTTGAACGCGTCGGCGTGCGCGAGGATTTCGGCCGTGCGCCTCTGCGCGGCCTCGGTGGCCGCCGCTTGCACGGCGGCGACATCGATCACGGGATCGGACATCTTCACTTCCTTCGGGGAGGGTTCAGGTTGCGACACCGGGGCGGGGTCGACAATCTCGACCGTCCGGCCCACGCCCACCGAAGGATCGGCGGGCACGGTGACGAGGGATGTTTCGAGCGGCTCCCAATCGACGACGCGATAAATCGCCGGCTCGTTTTTCGCTCGCTCGATCGGCCCCGCGTGCGCGTCCAACGCACGGCGGAAGGCGGCCACGTCCCCGGGCGCCGCCGCTTGCGAGCGGGTCAGGACGCGCGAGAACGCGCGCCCATCGATTTCACGGACGATTGCCTCGCCCGATTTCGAGGTCGTCTGTTCGATGACCTTGTGGATTTCGTAGCCGACCGACGTTTTCAGCACGCCGCTCTTGACCAGGGCGATGGTGTCGCGCCCGGCCTGCGTGGCCGAGGTGATGCGCACCTTGCCCCGCATGACCCGATCGGGATCGCAGCGCACGGAGTCGGTGACGTGCACGCCGCGCAGGTCGTTCCAGTTGTGGTTGTAGAGCAGGCTGGCGCCGTCGTTCAGGCGACCGAGACGCACGGCGGATTCGGAGCAGTCGAGGACCTCGACGCCCCACCAGCGCTCGTATGGTTCTTCGGAGGCGAACGCCATGTCGACGACGTAGTCGCCGCTTTCCTGGCTCTCTGCGCGCTGCTGGTCGATGGTGTGGGTGCGATAGAGCATGGGTTACCTCATCGGAATGACGCGACCCGCGGCGGGTGCGTCGTCGTCGGATTCATCGTCGCCGGCGGCGGCCGGGTCCTCGGGGTCTTCCGGTTCGCCCGAAGGCGCCTTGGTCGGCGCGGGCGTGGCCTGGACGGCGGGGTCGGTGTCAAACTGCAGGCCGGCCTCGCGCATCATTTCGAGCTCGTGCTTGCGCTCCTCGATCACGTCCTCGAGGTCGCGGCCCTCGCCGGTGCGGGCGATGACATCGGAGACAGTGGTGAAGCCCGCCCGCACCGCCGCCATCTGCGAATCCACTTCCTTCGCCGGATCGATCCAGCTCCAGCCGCGCGGCTTGAACTTGATGCACTCGTAGCGCTTCGGATCGGCGATGTACTCGCCCACGCCGAGGCCTTCGACGGCGCCGCCATAGACGGCGGCCTTCAGCCACTCGCGGTGCAGCGGCATCCGGAAGTTGCGGATCCACCAGAGCTGCAGCGTCCGCCACAGGTCCCGGTCATCGAGCAGGGCGAGACGCGAGCTCGAGTAGTTGCTCTGACTGTAGTCGCGCGAGAGCGATTCGTAGGACACGCCGATGCCGGCCGCCACTTCTCGCAGCATGTAGCGGAGGAACGGATCGATGGCGGTGTTGGGGCGCGCCGGGTTGTGTTCCTTGAAGGTCTGCCCAGGCGCGAGATACTCGATGACGCCGGGCTCGAAGTTCGTGCGCTGCTCGCCATCGGTCTCGTCGGTCTCGTCCACGATGGACTTGACGGCGGCGATCGCGTCGATGGACGTCTCGACGAAGCCCATCTGTGTCGCGCTGTTGCGCGCGGCGATGATCTCGGCCTCGGAATAGCCGTCCATGTCGTTCAGGCGCCGCGCAGTGGCATGCAGCCAGGGCTCGCCCCGCGACTGGGGCCACCGGTCGACGATGTACAGGTGCCAGATCTGGTCGGCCGGCACGCGCACCAGTTCTTCGGTACCGGCACGGGTGCGCCGCAGATCTCCGGGATGCCCCTTGCGGAACCAGTACGCCAGCGGTCGCTGGAACTCGTCGACCTCCACCCCCATGCGCACATCCGCGCCGCTGACCGGCGACCGGGTGAGGGTGTCCGCCAGGCGCTCGCCCCCGATCAGCTCGAGCGCGAAGGGCACGCGGGAGGTCCCGAAGCGCCGATAGTGTTTCCTGAAGATGACCTCGCCGGCTTCGAAGATCTGGCCTTTGGCCTGGCGTTCCAGGTCGGCGAAGTGCAACTTGCCGCCGGTGTGGCAGTGGTCCGCCTGACTCCACTCTTCCCAGGCCGCTTCGATCCCGGCGTTGATCTTGGTGAGCAGCCGCTTGCGGTTGTTGCGCACCTGGGCCTGCATGCCCATGCCGGCGCCGATCACGTTGTTGACGACGATGACCTTGGCCCGCTTGGCATACGCGGCATCGCGCACCAGCGCGCGCGAGCGGTTGCGCAGGGCCGTGAGCGAGCTGTCCAGCTCGGCATCGGCGCTGGTCTGGGCGGCGTTCCAGCCGGCCGTGGCCCGGGTGACGCGGGCGTTGTGGTACATGCGCACGGCGCGCTTGGACGCAGGGCCCATGGGAACGTTCTTGATATCGAAACCCGCCTGCTGAACCGGGGCAGAGATCGACGCAGTTGATTCTCCGCGTTCGATCGCAGGCTCGTTCACGCTGACGGAAGGCGCCGGACGAACAAAGTTGACGACGCGGGACCACAGCGAGCTATCCACGGAGGGTCCTCACGTAGACGCGGTTGGGGTTCTTCAGGCCTTTGCGCAGCGCATCGGCGTGCTGCTCGCGCTCCACCTGGACTTCCCAGTAGTTGATGATGGTGAGGATCTCGGCCGGGCTGTTGAACGTCATGGAGACGTCCCCGATCGTGTAGCTCTTGCGGCCCGGGTTCGCGCTCATGCTGGCGAACGCGGCCTTGGCTTGCGCCAGCGCGATCTCGGCCTGCGTGCGCGTGTCGGTCCCGCCTGCGATCACCGCCGGATCCGGCTTGAGCCTGAGCTGGCCCTGGCCGACGGTGTACCGCGCCCCGGAGATCTCGATGTACGCCGACCAGGCGTATTCGCCGGCGATCCAGGCCGCCGTGGTGGCTGCGCCCACATTCACGCGGTAGGCGTCCCCATTGGCATTGGCCGTGATCACGTAGGCCGAGCCGCCGGAACGAGGCACCAGGCGATACTTGAGCGTGTAGCCGCCGCTGGCCGGATACTCGGGCACGGTGGTGTCGAACTGGAGGGTGTCGCCGACGAAGAGCTCGGTGATGTTCATGCGGGCTTCCTCAGCGTGCTGCCGCCAATGCGACTCGACCCGCTCAACGTGCCGCCGCCGATCCGGCGAGAGTCAGCCAGGCCGCTGGCACCGATGCGACGAGCTCGAGGCAGTTCGGGATCGGCGGACCAGATGTCGACATCGACGCCGGCCGCGACGGCATTGCCGACCGCGCACGCGATGGTGACGGTGCCGCTGCCGATGCTGATCCCGGCCTGCACACCGGCGGCAACGGCATTGCCGACGGTGCACTCGAGCGTGAAGCCGGTGGTGATGGAGGCCTGGACGCCGGCCGCGACCGCATTGCCGACGCTGGCGTTGATGGTCGTGCCGGCGCTGATCGTCGCCTGCGCACCGGCCGCCACGGCATTGCCCACCGTGCAGTCCAGCGTGGTGCCGCTGGTGATGGAGGCCTGCGCGCCCTCGGCCACCGCATTGCCGACGCTGGCGTTGATCGTGGTGCCGGCGCTGATGTTCGCCTGCGAACCGGCCGCAGCCGCGTTGCCGACGCTGGCGTTGATCGTCGTGCCGGCGCTGATGTTGGCCTGCGCGCCGGCGGCGACGGCGTTGCCGACGGTGCAGTCGAGCGTGACTCCCGTGCTGTAATCGGTAGCAACTAGCGAGTCGACGCGACCATACAGCCGCGCGCGGATGCCCGCTTTGCCCGCCGTGCTTCCCCCCGACCAGGTGATTTGCACGCGCTGCGTGCCGTCAAGATAGCCCTTGACGCCGTTTGAACCGTTCCTGGCTTCGATCTTGAACGTGTAATTCGTGTCCGCCGTCCACGTCTTGCTGTAGGTGCTCGACTCCGACACCGCGCCACTTTGAATTTCCTGCATCACCAGCAGGGAATCCGGCTGCGACATGTACATCTGGACGTAATGCGGGCCGGCTGCGTCATACCGGACATAAATGCCGCACAGCGGATTAGCGTCGGTGGTGGTACGGCGGACGATAGCCTCGACGTCGTATTCGTCCGACGCGGGCGAGGCGCTGTTGTACGCAGCGCCGCTCGTCGAAGATGAATCGCCGCGCGCCCTGTCTTCCGACCCGATCACGGTCATCGCGCCAGCGAACACCGTCCACGTACCGCCGACGTCCGGCGTATGCGATCCCAGTGCGGTGT